ATCTGGTGCTGGTGCTCGTTCTCTTTTTCTTGGAACTCCAAATGTTTTTAAACTTTCATATAAAACAGGAAATGAAGAAATATCTGGGTTAAATAAATTTAAGATTTGTGCCCTTGTTAATATGAGTGTAGTTTATGCTCCTGATGGTCAATGGGCTTCTTATGATAAAGGACAACCAGTATCTCTTACTATGTCTTTAAACTTCCAAGAAATTGAACCAGTTTATGAAGATGATTATCGAACAGATAATCGAATGTCTAATACAAAATTAAAAGACAATCCAAAAGTTAATCGAGACGACGTAGGGTACTAAAAAATGCCGTATTTTAGAGAACTTCCAAATTTCCAGTATATTGCGAATTTCCCCAATCAGTCATTTAATGACGATTATGTTGTAACTAAAAATATATTCAAAAGAGCAAAATTACGTAGTGATATTTCTAGTGCTATAACTGCTTTTGAATATTATCAAATTGTTGATAATGAAAGACCAGACCAAGTTGCTGCAAAAGCTTATGATAATGCAGAACTTGATTGGGTAATTTTAATAACTAATAATATCACAAATATCAATCAACAATGGCCGTTAGATAATAATAGTTTTTATAAGTATCTTATTGATAAGTATGGAAGTGAAGAAGAACTTGGAAAACCTCATCACTATGAAACTGTTGAATTTAGAGACGAATATGAACGTGTTGTAGTTCCTGGTGGTTATCAAGTTGACTCAGCAAAACAAATAACAGTTGCAACTGGTCCAGGACAATTTAATAGTTATAATTTAGGTGAATTTCCAAATGAAAATACAAATTATGCTATTACTATCAATTTAAATCAATATATTCCTGTTTATAATGGAGAAACAGAATCTACACAAGCAATCATAAAAGATATTGGACTTAACTCGTCTACGTTAAAAGTTGCTGGAAGACAAAATAAAATTGATATTAGTATCACAAATATTTTAGATACTTGGCCGAATAGTTGGGGTGGAAGCACAATAATAAAAAGAAGAACTGGAAATACCACAGTTCAAGTTCTAGATATTACATTTGAAAATGATATAATTCTTGACCCATTGTTATACGAAATTGTAGGAGAAGAAGTAGATGGTGCGATTGTTCCAATATTTAAATTCAAACCACAAAACTAAATAAAATAAAAATCTTATGTCCTTTCTACCTCCCATAGATGGTGTAAAAGTAAAAATAACAACAGACATTCAACCAACTTCTATCACCAATACAAATGCGTCTAAAATTACAACTACATCCATCAAAGAAGTAAGTAATTATGAATATGAAGTTTTAGAAAATGAAAAGAAAAGAAAACTCTTAATTCTAAAACCAGAATACTTAGCAGTCTTTATAGGTGATATGAAGAATATTATGAAATATGCAGAGTCATCACAATATATCGACCAAAATACTAAACGTGGTTATAATCCAAAAATTACTGGGGTGTGAACCCTACAGACAAAAAAATACCCCCGATTTTTTTCGGGGGTAAAATGGATTTAAAAGTCGATTTTGAAATCAGGACTCTGCCAACTTCTGGAAGTAAGACATCGCATCGTCCTCGTCATCACTAGAAGCAGAAGGACGAACTGAAGTAGTTTCCTTCGCAGGACGTGAAACTTCATCTTCTTCCTCTTCACCAATCGTCTCGGGGTCTTGATACTTAGGAGTTCCTTTGAGACCAAGTGTATAATCAAGACGTTTCTTCAAATCTTCATAAGACTTGAATTCACTTGGAGCAACAAAATCATTCAAGTTGTTGAGTGATTTGTAGATTGTTTCCAGTTCATCATCATCTTCAAGAAGAGCAGAAGATGGTGCAAACTCCGACTTATCGTAGTTCCAATAACCATCTTTCTTTACCAACTTCAGTTTGAAGTTAGCACCCTTCCAGAAATCAAAAGGATTGATTGGTTCTTCATCATCAAACTCTGGTTGCATAGAAGCCATAATCTTATCAAAGATTTTCTTACCAAACTTATAAAGGAACACTCGTCCTTCATTCTCAGGGTTGGCAGGATCTTTTACAACATAGATGTTTGAAAAATAAGAAAGCTTACGCTTACGATCACGAACAATATTTTGATTATCCTTACTACCAGTATTCCAAAGTTCACGGTTTGCTTCACATACAGGACAGTTTTGTCCCAAAGTAGTGAGGCAATTATCAATCAACCAACCACCAGTTCCTTGAAATGCATGAGACCAAACCTGTGCCCAAGGTAGATCACAACCTTCGGGAGCAGGAAGAAAACGGATTACAGCAGAACCAGTTCCACCCTTATCCATTACAGGTTTCCAAAAACGATCATCATCTTTGGAACCACCGTCGTTGAGTTTCTCAACTTGTTTGATGAGTTTCTCGGTCAAAGAACCCATCTTGGATTGCTTTTTAAGATCAGCAAAAGACATTTGTATTCTCCGTATTTTTTGTATTGAGGGTATTATCCGTATTAAGTATAGCAGGTATAAGGTCAGTCGTCAAGGGAATTTTCAAGTTTTTCAATAGACTCTTCCATCTTCGCAAAAAACGTATTGATATCATCTCCTGGTTCTAATCCAAATAATAAAGCAGAATCAAGAATTCGATTTCTCATTTCTATTGCTTCTGGGTCATCAGATAGAGACATTCTAAAAATAAAAACTTTTTGTTTTTCCAAAAATTGTTTCATCGTTTCTAGATGTTCCCTTTTTTTATCTTTATCAGAAAAAGGAATTTCCATCAATTCACTAAAAAGTTTATGTTGTAGTTCATCAAGTTCAAACAAAGATTCTCTGACTTGTTCTGAATCAAAAAATCCACTCATAAAACAATCTCCTTGAGAACTTCTTTATACTTTGCTACATCAATATTTAGGAATGGTTCATACTTTCGAATTCTTAGACTGACGGTTTCCCACACTGGGTCTGTTAGTTTCTTATCAAACTTTTCAACATAACCCAATATCATATCCAATATCACCATTGTTTCCAAACTAATTGCTTTTTGAAAATACTTTTTGAGAATCTCTGGGTGCTGATTGTTTTTGATCTCAAATAATTCTACAAAACTATCTTTGTGTATAAAGACTTCTGCTTCTGTTTTGAATAAGTAAAAAAGACTTTGAGATTTCTTCAACCAATTGTTATAAATTTCTTCACCATTTTGAATGATTTCACCAATCCATAAAGATTGAGTATCATTACATTCAGCAAAGTTTGCTACAAAATATGCTTTGATTTCATCATCATTCTTCTGTCTGGAAGTTCGTTCAAAGAAATACCTATCCTTCCTCTTATGAAAAGAGTCCAGAGATGCTCTGGACTTTCCGCAATACTTGAAGTAATCGTAATTTTCTTTTGTGAAATGATTTTTGAATGCTAAGTAAGTTTTATATACATCAAAAGGTGTCACAATGGCAATTTAGCACGAGTAGTTTTCTTCAAAAAGTTTAATTCAATCGCATCATTTTTAAGTTTCTCTTTCAATGGTTTAGAAACTAATTTAGATATAGTATCAATTTCAATACTATTTTCTTCACAATACGTGACGATTGCATCGATATAATTGATTTTAGATTCTTTGACAATATTCTCTATATCCTGAGCAAACTTTTGAGGACATAAAAATTTGCTGTCTAATTCTTCCTTGAGTTTATCATTCATATTGCTGAAGTTTATCTCTAACAAATTCTCTAATATATTCGGTGAGTAGCTTGATGTACTTTCCTTTGTCATATTCTTCATAAATTTCACATTCTCCGTTTTCACAAGCCATTATAATTACAAACTTCTTTACCATTATACCAGTCATCTCGTATAACATGCAAGCATAAGCAGCGCATTGTACAAAATAATGTTCAATCCAATCTCTTGGTTTTGGTTTCTTGGAAGTCTTGAAGTCAATAACTGCTAATTCACCATTGTATTCTGCAATACAATCAACAGTTCCCGCAATACCTAAAACTTTGCTATACAAAGAGTTTTCAAGTGCGTGAATATTATTTATCTTATTCAAATAAGGTTTCGCAATCCCAAATAACATTTGCGAAATTGGAAGAACTTCAGAATTAAACTCCTCATTCTTCAAATACATTTCAGCAAGTGTGTGCATATCAGTCCCACGACTGGTTGCTTGCTTTGTGATTTTGTTTGCCTTTTCTTCTCCTACTTTCTTTCTCCAATCAGCAAAAAACTGACGGTTCTTATGACTGGTTACAGAAGTAATGGAGACAAGTCTCAATAACTCATCCTTATTAGGAACCTTATAATATCTTACCCCATCAATGGTCTCCCTCTCCAATTGAGGGAGATTCAAATTTACATAATTAAATCTTTCTATTTTCTTTTGTTTTGAACCATATAGTTCATTATATTTTTCAATTAAAGGATTAGTCATAATCCAAGTTCAAGTTTTGCTGTAATATACTCTTTCACAAGTCCAGAACGAACAATATCATCAACACCAAATTCGACCAGTTCAAATGAATCCATTTTTCTCAAAATATTCATAAAGTCAACAATACCATTCCTTTCATTTCCTTTTACCAAATCAGATTGAGTTGCATCACCACAAAAACAAATTCTACTATTTTCACCCACACGAGTGATGATAGAATCTAATTCATGAAAATTAAGATTCTGCATTTCGTCAATAATGATAATTGAATTATCAAGTGTTGTACCACGAATGAAAGATGTGCTCCAGAACTTTACAGTTTCTTGTGATTTGAGATTACCATAAAGCATCTCAAAATCAGCATCACTTGGCATCTGGAACATATACTTTACCATATTCTTATAAGGAATTTGATAAAGAGCAGACTTATCATCATGGTCTCCTGGAAGAAAACCAATCTCACGAGTTGCTACAAGAGAACGAACCACATAGATTTGTTCGTATGGTGTTGTCTCATCAAATACATCTTTGAGTGCGTTATAAAGAGTAATAAAGGTCTTACCTGTACCAGCAGCACCATAAGCAACTAAATGTTTTCCCTCTTTGTATGCTTCAAAAAGTTTCCTTTGATTTTCTGTAAGAGGTTCAACATCAACCAAATATTCAGCACTAATTGGTTTCTTTCTCTTTATTTGCCTAGTCGTCAAACCAACTCCAATTGGGTGGTTATCATTGCTCCTTCTTTTTCTTGCCATA